CCTTAGACCTAGCTAATAGTAACACAATTACAGTAACTGAGACGCGAAAATTCACAAACATTTTGGAGGATTAAAAATAATTTTCAGATCCAAAGATTCTCAGAAAAAAGTGCACGCTGCAGCAATGGTAGCTGTATGAGAGGTAGATTGATAGTTCCTGAGTCAGAAGCCTCTGATGCCTCAGACTTTTTGTCAGGTTGCGAAAAAATGACAGGGCTTAGAGAGTTTCGTGTAAGGTAAATACACAACTGCCAAGCCAACCTTCATTATCAGTATGAAAGTCATCAAGCGAGATGGAACCTATGAGGATATCGAATTTGATAAGATTACCCGACGTATCAAGCTTTTGTGCTCTGGTAGGGATAAGGATGGGGCTGTTTTCGGTCCACCACTTGATCTTGATCCAATCAAGATCGCAATGAAGGTGATCGAACACATCAAGGATGGTATTACCACTCGCGAGCTGGATGAATTTGCCGCAGAGAGTGCAGCAGGCCTTGGTACAGATCACCCAGAATATAGCTCACTTGCTGGTCGTATCATGGTGAGCAATCATCACAAGAACACTATTGAAAGTTTCAGTGAGACTATGAAACGCTTGTACCAGTACCATGATGTTCGCGGGGAACCGAGTCCTCTCATTAGTCGTGAGCTATATAAACTGGCAGAGCGCCATGGTAAGAGGATTGATGCAGAGATTGACTACTTGCGTGATTACAATTTCGACTATTTCGGCATCCGTACACTCGAGCGCGCATACATGATCAAGTATCAGACTGGCATTCATCGCTATCAGGAGCGTCCCCAGCACATGTATATGCGTGTTGCACTAGGAATCTGGGGAGATACAGATGATTTTCAACCGGCTTTCGAGACCTATCACCGTATTAGTCAGGGGTACTACACTCATGCCACGCCGACTCTGTATAATGCAGGCACGCCTCGGCCACAGCTCAGCAGCTGTTTCCTGATGCCGATTCCTGATGATATGGGTGGGATTTATAAGGCTCTTTCAGATTGTGCTGAGATCTCCAAGTGGGCAGGCGGAATTGGTCTGCACCTGAGTGATGTCCGTCCTAAGGGTAGTTATATTCGTGGTACAAATGGACACAGCAATGGTATCCTGCCAATGTTGAAGGTATTTAATGACACCGCCCGCTATGTTGATCAGTGTTTTTCTGCTGACACATTGGTATATACTCAGAAAGGTCCTGTGCCAATTTCGAGCCTTGGTGTGGGAGATTGTGTTGTGACACATGATGGTACTCTGCAGAAAGTGACTCGAGTTCTGTGTCACCAATTCTCACCGGGTCAAACGCGTCCAGAGACTCTGCGTATTATGACTGAGACTAGCATTGATCCGATCGTGGTTACTGGTGAGCATCAGGTCCAAGTGGTGCGTGATCCTGTCTCTAATGATATCGCCACTCTGCGAGAACGACTCAATAATGGTTATACCAAGCCTGAATGGATGGATGCCAAGGATGTGCAAACAGATGATTACGTCTGTTACCCAGATGCAAAATACTCAGAGAAACACACCATTGATATTCCAGAACTCACTGAGGACAGTTTGTATGAATATGGCAAGACCGGATTTGGACCTGGTGGTCTCGATGCCCGTATCTTCACACTGCCGCTTAAGAAGTGTAGAGCCTTTCTTAAGGGTATGGTCGAGAATCAGTCTCTATGTTATGAAAAGACTTCACAATATAAGGAGCTGATTCGTTACCTATCGTGGAGGTGCGGTATGGATACAGTCTCTGGAATCGGTACAATTAAATGGAACAATCTGACTATGTCACGCATCTCCAAGATTGAGAGTGATGATTATGATGGAGACCTCTATGATCTCGAAGTGGAGAACAATCACACCTACCTAACCGCCAATCTGGGCACGGTGCACAATGGTGGTGGTAAGAGGATGGGCAGTTTCGCTATGTATCTCGAGCCATGGCATCCGGAAATCATGGAGTTTCTGGAGGCCAAGCTACCAACCGGTCACGAAGCTAAGCGCGCCAAGGATCTCTTTTATGCTCTCTGGGTCCCAGATCTGTTTATGAAAAAGGTGAAAGATGCTTTCGCAGAGGAAAAAGCGGCTAAGGCGGCAGGTCGCGAGGAGAAACCTGTCTATTGGAACACCTATTGTCCAGATGAATGTCCTGGTCTGTCTGATGCCTGGGGGACAGCTTTTGAGGAGTTGTATGCCAAGTATGAGCACGAGGGCAAGGTGCGAAAGCGTATGAACATTAAACAGATCTGGACCGCAGTTCTGAACAGTCAGCGTGAATGTGGTGTCCCATATATCTGTTACAAGGATGCTGCCAATCGCAAGAGCAATCAGCAGAACCTGGGAACTATCAGGAGTTCGAATCTGTGTACAGAGATTATCGAGTACAGTGATACAAATGAGTATGCCACATGCAACTTGGCCAGCATTGCGCTGCCCAAGCATCTGAGAGTCAATTCAGAGACAGGTCTGTACGAGGTGGATCATTCAGCTCTGATGGAGAGTGCTGAGATGGCAACCAGGAACTTGAACAAGGTGATTGATGTGAACTTTTATCCAGTTCCAGAGACCAAGCTTAGCAATGATCGCCACAGGCCGATCGGAGTTGGTGTTCAGGGTCTGGCGGATCTCCTGCACATGATGAGAGTCCCATGGGAAGTCGATGTTGAGGAGATTGATGGTGGCAAGGGTGGCAAGGGGCGAATTGTCAACCCACAAGCGCTCCAGATCAACTCTGATATTTTTGAGACGATCTATTATGGTGCAGTTAAAGCTAGTATGGAGCTGGCCCGTGAGCATGGACCATATCAAACATTCGCCGGTTCTCCGGCCAGTCAGGGGAAGTTACAGTTCGACCTGTGGGGCTACACGCCAGAAAGTGGTCGCTATGATTGGGATGCTCTAAAAGCACAGGTAGTAGAGCACGGTCTGCGAAACAGTCTGCTCATGGCACCGATGCCGACTGCGAGCACGGCTCAGATCCTCTCAAACACAGAGTGTTTTGAGCCATATAACCACAACTTGTATGTTCGGCGTGTCCTGGCGGGCGAGTTTACGATCGTCAACAAGCATCTTCAAAAGGATATGATCAGATTGGGACTGTGGAATCCGGACCTCAAACAGCGACTGATCCGCAGTCGTGGTAGTATTCAGGATCGGTCCCTGTTCCCTGAAATCCCAGATGATCTGCGCAATCTCTATATGACTGCATACGAGCTAAAGCAGCGCACTATCATTGATATGGCTGTATCGCGCGGCCGATTCATCTGTCAGTCTCAGAGTCTGAACCTGTTTGTGAGCAATCCGAATGATAACAAGCTGACCAACATGCACTTGTATAGCTGGTCCCAGGGACTGAAGACTGGAATCTATTATCTCCGCAGAGATACTGTTAGTAAAGCTCAACAGTTTACTGTTGCTCCTCGCAATTTCTCAGCCAATCGTCGTAACAAAGCTGGTCCCGGAGGCCTCGGTCCTACTGGTCCATCCGGTCCCACAGACCCAGGCCCTGCTGCAGAGGCTGCAGAGGAAGGGGAGGAGGAGACTGTTCCTCTCTGTCGAATCGATAATCCAGATTGTGAGATGTGCGGAGCGTAGATAGATGCTTTCTACGAAATCCAGCCTTGAATCCAAGGCCGTGGAGCATGCATCAGTAAAATTGACTGATAGTTTATGTGATGTCTCTTTGCCACACACGATATACAGATCATGTCTCCAGAAGAGATCTTGGCAAGTCTGTCACGCGTGAACAGCGACGAGGATCAGGTGAGCGATGCTTGTGTCCCCTTGGTAAATATGCACAACACATGTTTCGTGAACGTGGTCTTGCAGGCACTATTTCACACGCATCCACTTGTTGATGCACTGCTTGAGCAGAGATATGAGCCAGACATTCGCGACCATCTCGGGGATAAGAGAATCTATCTTCTCCTTTATTACATTACTATGAATCGTGCTGCATGGCTGACACGGAGAGGCGTCTCGGTGCCAATGCGACCTGGAGCATTTGTTGAGCATTTGAGACGTCATTTGCCATTATATGAGTGTGGAAGTCAACATGATGCACAAGAAACTTTTATCTGGTTGTTGAATACATTTCATGAGTGCTTGTCGCGCGATGTGGTTTATGAGACTGAGGGGGATCCGAGTAAACTGATTGACAAGATGCGTATCGAGGCGACCAAACAATGGGCGCAACATTTTCGTGATTCACGGCAAGTGGAATCAGAGGAAGAATCAAAGGAAGGTAGCAATGGTTACAACCTGTTTCGAAGTCGTTACAGCCTAATCCTTGAGATTTTTGGTGGTCAATATCTGGAGAGGTTTAATTGTGGTCGCGATGTATGCAATCATGTGACCTACAAGTATGAGAGTTTTCTGACCTCAGAGCTATTGATTCAGGGAGATGTCAATACTGTCGAGGGAGCATTGGAGCAGCATTGTGGTCTCGAGCGATTGGAGAAGGGTAATGAGTGGCTCTGCGAAAAATGCAATGTCAGATCATTGCCACTCCGTCGTAGTAGTTATTGGCTACTACCTAAGAAGTGTTTAGTGCTAACATTGAAACGTTTCACGCACGAGTTCAGGGATGGTCGCTATCAGAGCAGGAAGATCACTAAGCTGATAAGCTATGATCCAAATGGTTTGCTGAATATGGACCCATATGTTAGCAATGGATTGTGTGAGACGCGATACAAGCTATATGCTATCATCTGTCACACTGGAACGCTTGGGTTCGGGCATTATTATATGTATGGTCGTAACACAGCAGATGAGTGGTGGTGTTTCAATGATGACAATGTTTACAAGGTACAGGATGAACGATCTCTGGTCACGCCAGATGCATACATGCTCATGTATCAGCTGATTGAGTGAGCGCAGCAACAAGAAAAACATATCCTAGGATAGATATATACGTCGGTCAGCAAACGGGGTGGTATGTGTGAACCGTTCCATATAGATAAAAATAATGCATTTGGACTGAGCAATAATCTAGGAATGTTAGAGCCTAACCAGGGTGCGACTGTCAGTGGTTGTAATATTTCTTATGAGAGGGCAGTGGATTGTGCATCTGATTCCACTGTGGGTTCACCGGGTGCTTTGCTCAGTCTGGAAACAACGGTGCATCAGAATTACAAGCTGTTCATCAAGGGTGAACTGCTTCAAGGAGATAGGGCATTTCTCTATGTAGAGTCTCGCAATCCTTTGTCACAACTTGTTGAGCGTAAATATATTTGGGTTGGTGGGTGTGGTCCACAGGATCACAAAGTCATTTTCACCGCAGTCAGTAATTTGACCAAGGTTGGTGTGCTCTTTTTCAACAGTGCACCTAGTTATTTGTTCAGATTGCTGGCTGTCAACATTACATGTACAGCCAGTCCGGGTCATGAGCTCAAAAGCAACAAGGGGATGCCAGGTGGATATGCCCCACTTGACTGTGATGGTAAGATACCATCTGAGTTCTTGGATGTTGAATGTGGTCCACCCGGTTGCGATGGGGAGAGAGGGTATAAGGGTGATCAGGGCCCAATCGGTGATCCAGGACCACATGGACCACCTGGTTGCGTTGGACCGAGGGGGCAACAGGGAGAACCTGGTCTGATCGGATGCCCGGGCGAAAAGGGTGACCGTGGGTCTCCTGGGAAACGGGGTAGCGTAGGCCCTCCAGGAGCAACAGGACCTGCTGGAACCACTGGCCAGCAAGGTCCTCAAGGTATTGCTGGTCCACAAGGACCGATTGGTCCTCAAGGACTACAGGGTGAACAGGGGCAACGAGGGTTCCAGGGTCCGGTAGGACCTCAGGGAGACCCAGGAGGAGGATTTAATTTTGCAAACAGTGTCCCGGATGCGATTGCAGGATGTGAGGATGGAACCATTCAAGAGGGTGATGTTATTTTCCTGGTGGAGGAGTGCGCCTACTTTCAATGTGTCAATGGACAGATGATCTTTGTAAAGAGCTGTGTGGGGCCGCAGGGACAGATGGGTCCAGCTGGCAAGGATGGAATTGATGGGATTGATGGAGTCCCAGGCGCGACCGGTTGTCAGGGAGAATGCGGTGATCCAGGTAAGAAAGGATGTCCTGGGCCAACTGGACCACGTGGGCCTCGTGGTCCAAAAGGCGTGGATGGTTGCAAGGGCCTTGCGGGGGCAAGAGGGTTGCAGGGCCCGCAAGGCCCTATGGGTCCCAAAGGGGGGCCAGGTCCGAGAGGTGGACTTGGTCCAAAAGGACCAAAGGGAGATCCAGGCCCATGTGGTCCCCCAGGAAAATGTGGTCCTCGTGGGCCCTCAGGAGGTCCTCAGGGCCCATGTGGGCCTCGAGGGTGCGAAGGTCCCAAAGGTCCGAGAGGAGATCCAGGATGGTCGATCTGTGACCCGATTGAAATATGCGGTCACAACCTGCATTTAAAGCAGGGTACAACAACCTGTCCTGGACAGAAAGTGTTCCTGGAGAATTCAGATCCTGAGATACTATGTTCTGATATCACGCCAGAAGAAGGTGAGTTTCTGGCTTTGGGTTTTGCTGGATGCCTTATCATAGAGCTGGATCACAGGGTAATTGCGAATATGAAAATAAAGTCATACAGCAGTCATGGTGTTCCATTGCGCGCTATTCTCAGCGTTACGACTGATCTCAATGAGTGGCATGAACTTGGTGAAATAGTTTGCGATGGAGAAAAGGATACAATCTGTGAGATCAAGCAAGAAATATGTGAATGCTATCAATATATCAGGATTCAGGATGTGACTCCTCGTGGTCCAGACACGGATTTCCCAACAGATTGTGACTTTGAGCCAGTCGGACAAGGTTTTACCCTGACTGAGATAACATTTGACTCGGAAGCTATCTTCCTGGGCAGAAAAGATGATGGAGGCAGTGGATGTGGCGCTGGTAGCGGTGAGGTATTGCGTTTTTGGAATGTAGCTGCAGCCTCTCTGTTTGAATCTACACAGGATTCTTACTTCATTGGACAGGCTGAAGAAGGAAGTCACAAAGAGTTAGTTGCGGTCCCATTGAACGCCTATACTGGACTTAGTGATTTGAAGATACGTGTGACCGGAACATTGGTGAATGATAACCCTCTGATGGATGCTGCGGTCTCCTTGGTCTTGATTGCTCCAGATGGAGCAATCAGTGAGAAGCTACTTCTGAGCGCAGATGATGGGATTCAAATGACAAAGCATGTCCTGGTCTCTGTCACAGAAGAAAAGAGATATTATTCTGAATGTATTGAGAAAATGTGTTCTCTCAGTTTTCCAGACTGCTATTTAGGAGTACTGGATGTGCGTCACGGAGCAAATTTCCGAGTGAAGACTGTCCATGCTGCGTTCACATTGATCTAAATCATCTGATTTTAAATCTCACCATTGACTATATACAATAGTGAGATGCCTGGAGAGAATATCAAACAGGCATTCGACTTGTTCAAGGATTCATGTCTTGTCAAAGAGCACAAGGGAGCGTGTGTTCACTTTGACCAAGAGTGTAAGGATCCATATATGGATGTCAAGGTTTCAAAGACCAACTGTGCTAAGTCAGCAGGATTTCGCACTGAGATCAAAACAGCTCATGGATGCATGTATAAGGTAAATGTGTCGGCTAGGCTCGTGACAGGTTGTGGAGCTTTCTTGTATGTTGAGAGTGCCAAGGGGGATCGCCTGGTACCACGAACCTTCAGGTTTCGAGGAGACGAAGAGGAATGCTTTGAAGTGCAATTTACAGCATGCTCTGAAAAAACTTTTATTGGCATTTTGTTTGGACTCCCTTCTAGGGATCAATGTCTACGCGTCACAGAGTTCACGATGCGGTCTGTCAACCCTGTTGAGAAATGTTCAAAGGTTGTTGAGAAGCGTCCAAAAGCAGTCGAGAAGTGTTGCACCAAGAGTGTTAGTGTTAAGAAAACTAAAGGCGATTGTGGGGATTTAACAGTGAGCGGAGAACTGATGGTGGGTGGCAATGTATGTTTGGATGGAACATTGTCAGTTGGAGGTAAAATTCAGCATGATGGCGATATTGAGACGAATGATTTGACAGCAACTGGTCAGGTCCATCTTGGTGCGGATTGTGAGAAGGTTGTGCTCAATGGAGATGCCACTGCGATGAAAACCCTGATGGTGAAAGAGGATCTAATTGTGCAAAAGGATATTTGCGTAAATGGTGCTACAGTTTTGAAAAACAATCTCGAAGTTCAGGGAAAGTTTGATGTTGAGGGTGATGTTTGTCTTGCAGATGATGCAGTGGTGAAGGGTGATTTATATGCTGATGGGGATCTGGGTGTCATCGGAGAAACTGAGCTGGGTGGACCAAACTGCAATCAGACACGTGTGACCGGTGATATCATTGTCAACAAGGCCCTATTGGTCGGTGGTGAAGCGAGGGTGGAAAAGAGCTTGACGGTTGATGGTCCAGCCTGTCTGGGAGGAGAGGAGTGCAAAGACACCACCGTCAAAGGATCACTAACAGTCGGCAAGGGTGCCAAGGTCAGTGAGGATCTGGGTGTGGATGGTGGCATTGATGTTGCGGGAGACAGTGCTCTACAGGCCCTGCAAGTTCAGCAGACTGCCACGGTGGAAGGAGATCTAAGTGCTAATTCACGCGTCTGCCTGGGTGGACCGGAGCGCAAGACGACGACTGTGAAAGGAGATCTGGGAGTCGAGGGAGATGCTCAATTGGAGAAATCTCTCATGGTTGAAGAAACACTCACTGTATGTGATGATACAATGGTCAAGGGCAATGCCAAAATCAATGGAGGATTGATGGTTGAAGGAGGTTTGACGGTTGATGGTCCAGCCTGTCTGGGAGGAGAGGAGTGCAAAGACACCACCATCAAAGGCTCGTTGACAGTCAACAAGGGTGCCAAGGTCAGCGAGGATCTGGATGTTGATGGTGGCATTGATGTTGCGGGAGACAGCACCCTACAGGCCTTACAGGTCCAACAAACTGCTACGATAGAGGGAGATCTGACCGCTAATTCGCGCGTCTGTCTGGGTGGACCGGAGCGCAAGACGACGACTGTGAAAGGAGATCTGGGAGTCGAGGGAGATGCTCAATTGGAGAAATCTCTCATGGTTGAAGAAACACTCACGGTATGTGATGATGCAATGGTCAAGGGCAATGCCAAAATCAATGGAGGATTGATGGTTGAAGGAGGTTTGACAGTTGATGGCCCCACCTGTCTGGGAGGAGAGGAGTGCAAAGACACTACCGTCAAAGGATCACTGACAGTCAACAAGAGTGCCAAGGTCAGTGAAGATCTGGACGTGGATGGTAGCATTGATGTTGCGGGAGATAGTACCCTACAGGCCCTGCAAGTTCAGCAGACTGCTACGATAGAGGGAGATCTGACCGCCAATTCACGCGTCTGCCTGGGTGGGCCAGAGCGCAAGAAGACGACTGCGAAGGGAGATTTGGGAGTTGAGGGAGATACTGTACTTGATAAGACATTATCGGTTGGTAAGGGACTCACTGTGGGCGGAACCACGTGCTTGGGAGATAATGTGACTGTGAAAGCTGACCTAACTGTCGAGGACAAGATGAGCGTGGGAGACGATGCCCAGATTGACGGCAGTTTAACGGTGGATGGTCGAACCTGTTTGGGTGGTCCTGATGGCAATACGACAGAGTTGAAGGGCAGTCTTGTGGTCAAACAGGACACCTGCCTGAATGGTCCACTGGTAGCTAAGGATGATGTCTGCCTAGGATCGGACAGTCACGACACAACTGTTAAAGGATCACTCCATGTTGATCGCAAGGTATTTGTTGATGAGTCGGCCCATGTAGGAGGTAATTTTACGGCGGAAGGGAATGTTTGCCTTAGTAATGACTGTGGGTCTACCAATGTCAAGGGAGATCTTTGTGTGGGCAAGGATCTGAGTGTCAAGGGGAACACAAGGTTCAACACTGTTGACATAAATGGTGGTACGGTTGATGGTACTTGCATCGGTATGTGTATCCCTGCGCCAGCCCAGTTCACCAAGATGACTGCAACATCAGTCGATATCGATGGTGGTGAGATTGATGGAACATCTGTCGGAGCGACTACTCCGGGTCCGGGTAAATTTACTACCTTGGAGGTGACAACTGGCATCGAGGGAGATCTGACTGGAAAAACAGAGGGTACTCACGATGGTCCTCTGGTAAGCGCTTCTGTTGACATCGATGGAGGTGAGATTGATGGAACCACTGTAGGCGCATCTGATCCAGCCCCTGGTAAGTTCACCACAATGGTAGCTACTGTTGGTATTGTGGGTGATTTGGTTGGCAAAACTACCGGTCTCCACATGGGCGATGTTGATGGCAATGTGACTGGTAACACCAACGGTCTTCACACAGGAGATGTTGTTGGTGACGTTAATGGCAATGTCAATGGAAATGTTAATGGCAATGTAACTGGTGACACCACGGGTCTTCACACCGGAAATGTTAATGGTAATGTAATTGGTAATGTAACTGGCAACACCACTGGTCTCCACACCGGAAATGTTGATGGCAATGTAACTGGTGACACCACGGGTCTTCACACAGGAAATGTTAATGGTAATGTAACTGGCAATGTCATTGGCAATGTAACTGGCAACACCACTGGTCTCCACACCGGAAATGTTAATGGCAATGTAACTGGTGACACCACGGGTCTTCACACCGGAAATGTCAATGGTGATGTAACTGGTAATGTTAATGGCAATGTAACAGGTAACACAACTGGTCTCCACACAGGAAATGTTAATGGTGATGTAACTGGCAATGTAACAGGTAACACAACTGGTCTCCACACAGGAAATGTTAATGGCAATGTGACTGGTAACACCACTGGTATCCACACCGGAAATGTTAATGGTGATGTAACTGGCAATGTAACAGGCGATACAACTGGTTTCCACACCGGAAATGTTAATGGTGATGTAACTGGCAATGTAACAGGCGATACAACTGGTATCCACACCGGAAATGTTAATGGTGATGTAACTGGCAATGTGACAGGCGATACAACTGGTCTCCACACAGGAAATGTTAATGGTGATGTAACTGGCAATGTGACAGGCGATACAACTGGTATCCACACCGGAAATGTTAATGGTGATGTAACCGGCAATGTAACAGGCGACACAACTGGTCTTCACACCGGAAATGTAACCGGCAATGTGACAGGCAATGTAACTGGTGACACCACTGGTCTCCACACAGGAAATGTTAATGGTAATGTAACAGGTAACACAACTGGTCTCCACACAGGAAATGTTAATGGTGATGTGACT